CGCCTTTTAGGGTTTGGTCTGCCGTTTGTAGTTGCGCGTTTTTATTCATTGGCCAACCAATGCGGCAATTTCGTTATCGGTCAAGCCCAACGCGGCAAGTTTGGCGCGGGCGGATGCGAGCGCGGCGGCTTTTGCGTCGGCAACGACGGCGGCGGCGGCCTGCCACTCGTTCGCTTTTTGTCCGGCGGCCTGCCATTGTGCGTACTCGTCGTCGGTCATTTCTCGTATTTCGTCACCGATCTGAATAGTTGGTTTTCGCATAATGTGTCCTAACTGTTGGCGTATCCGTACACGCGGTAGTTGCCGGTCATGTTGCCGGTGCTTGTCAACAGGGTAAATGCGTCAAACACCGTGGTGAGATTTATTGTGCCGCCAAAGTTGCCAACGATTGCACTACTACCGTCATGTGCTTGACCTGTGTGCATTGTGGCGCGTGCTAGTTGTGGGGCGTACGCCGTCAGTTGGAATGCGTGCGCGTAGTTGCCGCTATTTTGTGCACCGGGAATAATCATGTGCGAAGTACCCGACGCCACGGCAGTAACCGACGCTGTACCAGCAGAATTAGCCCTGTTTTGTTCCGTAAAATAGTTGGCTGACGTGGTGTCGGTACCGCTAGCGCGCCAACGCAAAAGAATGTCAAGAGTTGTGCTAACGGCTGAGATGTCAACGACAATTAAATAGTTGGTGTACGTTGACGTGAACGTGCTTGTTGGGGCCGAAACGCTCGCCACCGCGCTAAACGCCGCGCCGGTAATGTACACCAATGCGCCCGACGTTGCCGGGCCGACGGTTGCCCATGCCGCACCGTCGTAATACTGCACCACGTTTAAATCTTCCAAATAGGCCAATTGGCCCTCGGCCAAAACTTTTTCGCCACTACCACCAAACCCCGCATTGCGAGCCGTGGCGTCCGCAAACACGGGTACGCCCGTGCGTGCGCTTTCGTTCATTTGCGTTGCCGTTAAAACTTGGCCAGCCGAAAATGTCGGGACGGTTGTTTGCGCGTTAGCACCCATAATGTGTAATCCTAACCCAATACGTTGGTGCTATCGAGCACACCGTAAACCGGATCGTCCAAAATTAGGTAATACACCACGGTGGTGTCGGCCGTGTAAAACGTGAGCGTATGGCCACCGTCCAACGCTATTTCCCCGTCTATACCTTCCACGGACAATTCGCTTGATATGTCCCCATAATTCGGGACGGTCACCGTAATTTCTATGGTTTGCCCAATGTCTATCGTTGCTACCACGTCGCGTTGGGCCTCGGTAAGCATGGCCAAATTGGTGGTTAGCGCGGTGAGCCTTGGCAACGGGTACGGTTCCAACAAATAGGTGGCGGCCGTAGCAATCGCGCTCGCGTCATCTAACAACGAGTTAGTGATATCTCGCGTTTGCACAAAATACGTGGTTTGGCTTGTCAAATCTTGTTCGGTGTCGGTGGTGCCGTTTAGGTTGGTGATCGTTGCCCGGTTTACTACTTGTCGAGCGTCGAATTGGATAGCGACGTTTCGGTATTTGTAGTTTGTGCCGTTGTCTGAAAATAGGGCTACCGGGCTACTAAGTGTGGTGCCTACACGATTTTGGAATGTCAAAACCCCGTTGGCGGACATAAATAGCCTGCCGAATTCGGCGGTGTTGTTAATCTGTTGCAAATAGGCCAACACGTTGGTGCCGGCCGGTACGTTGTACGCGCTATCGTGCCCCAAATTGACGGTGCCGGCCGCAATGCTTGTAGTCCCGGTGTAATCCACTTCCGGTAATGCCAATACGGTGTTTATGCGTTGCCCGGACGTTTGCGACGTTGGGTTTAGTGCGTCCATAAACGTGTTGGCTAATAGCCAAAAATCGTCCACGCATTTAACCGCAACAATGTTTTGTCGATCTAGGTTGTATTCGTAATCGTAAGTTTCGACTATGCCATTAAATAGTTCGGTGTTTTCCCGTAAGAGTTTTACTCGCCGCATTGGGGCTAGACCGGGTGCGTTTTGCTCGGTGTTGTAAAACGGGCTTGCTATGTCGTACGGGTTGAGTATGCCGCCGGCCAATGTGTCATTAAGGGTAAATGACATGGTCCCCGCGCCGAATTGGTCAAACGGTTGTTGGCGGCCTCGACGGTAAGTAACGCCCAATACGTAGTCCGTGATATCGGCAAACGTCACGTTTGGCCCCAACGTATATTCCGTATTGTTTAATACGCCTTTTTCGGTGTCATCTAAACGAAAACTATTTGCGTCGTAACCGGTATCCAATAGGACCGTGTAATCCCCGGCGGACGCTACTACGCCCGGCATTTACGCCACCCGTATGTCGATCACGCCGCTACGCCGGTTGTATTGGCGTAACGCGTTTACCAATTTGTCGGGCAATGTTGCGTCCGCCAATGTCGAGTAAACGTTTACGGTGATATTGCCGCCGATATTGCCACGGTTTAGCGGTACTACGGCCTCGGGGCCTTTTTCCCCGATCATGGCCAACGTAGGCCCGGTGACAATGCCACCTTCGGCCAACATAGGAATTTTGGGGACGCTAAAACCTTTACCACCAAACCCGGGCACCCAATCGGGGGCCTTAAACGACAATTTGCCTACCGTGTTATTCCACAATGACGCAATGCCGTTAAAAATGGATTTGTAAAACCCCATAACAAATTCCAAATAGCCTTTAATAAATTCGACGGACGCAACCACACCGGTTTTAATGGCCCCAAATAAGCCGTTTACCGCGTCCCTAAATGTCTCGGATTTTTGGTAGGCCAACACAAACGCGGCCACCAATGCGCCAATGGCCAACACCACCAACGTTATGGGGTTTGCGGCCATAACAAGGTTTAACGCAAATTGCGCGGCCTTAACGATTACCAACGTGGCTTGGTACACCTTCATTGCGGCGTTGGCGGCAAGTACGGCCGCCGCCACACCACCGATAACACCGGCAACGATTAAAAATACTTTGCTATTTTCTTGCGCCCAATTGGCCAACGGAATGAGTAGCCCCAACAACGTTTCCACGGCCGGGATTAGTGCCGCGCCAATGCTCTCTTTTGCCTCACCAAATTGGATACTAAGGTTTTTCATCTTGCCCTCAGTAGTGAGCGCGGCCTCGGCCGCCGCGCCTTGGTGAATACTCAAACCGCGTAGTACGTCCTCAAATTCGGCACCCACGCCTACGGTGGTGCGCAATGCCGGGTCGAGTTTGTATAACGCGGCGGTTTGCCCGTTTGCCGCCTTGGCCATTGCTTGCGTTACGGTTTCCAAATCTTTACCGGTGGCGGCGGCTATGTCTTGGCTTTTAATTAACAATTCTTGGGCATAGGTGGCCGATCCGGTGGCGTTTACTAACGTGGCCAACGCGGGCCGTAGGTCATCATCTGTAACGGCCGTTAAACGTGATTGTGCGCTAATAAATTCCTCAGTAGCGGCTATTTCGTCCTCGGTAGCCAAACCGACTCGACGTAGTACGCCCGCCAATTTGTCTTGCGCGGCCGCGTCCTCAATGGCGGCTTTTGTGGCAGATCCAAGGCCTACGGCCAATGCACCTAACGCGGCGGTGGCCGGTACTGCCGCCTTCTTTAACGCAAATTGGGCTTTTTCGCCGGTGGTTTCTAATTGCTTAAACTCGGCAATGGCCTTTTTAATGCCGGTGCCGTCAAACTCGGAGACGATAGGGAGTGATACGGCCATGGCTAACCACCAACGCTAGTTGGTTTAGACAGATCACTATTTACTAGCCGCATTACTTCGTCCACCAATTTTTGCATTTCGTTGTCAATTTCGGTTTGGTTCCGTTCGTAACTTGGCCATACGGTGCGGGACGCGTTGCCGTACCGGCCTTGCAATATCGCTAACAATTGTGGGCCACCTACCGCGCCAACCATGCGGCCATGCGAACCCATGCGGCTAAACACGTCACGGTTGCCCGACGATTTACGGCCGGCCATATCGAACACGGTGTTGGCAAACCCGCGCCACGTCACGCCAAACGTGCCCACGTTTTCTTTGTTGCCTCGGAACTCTTTTATACGCCGGGTGTTAATGCGTGGTTTTAATGATTTGGTAGCGGCGGTGCCGTTCCAACCGCCCGGTGGCAGGATTTGTAGGCCGCTTTTGGTTTTCCACCCGGTGCGGTCCATACCGGTAACGGGTGCTATTTGGGGTATGGCTTGGTGCGCGGTCTTTATCATGGGTTCCACGATTTGCGCGTAATCCTTGGTGATTTGGCGGCGTATCGTTGGCGCGATTTTGTTTAGGTCTTTTAAGGCTTGTTTGACACCTACCACGCCCACTTCGAGATCAACGGCCACGACTTGCCCGTTCCATTTGGCGGTTTTGTTCGGTAATCACACTTACCACGGTAGCCATGTCGTATTCGTCAAATTCGACGTTTGGCGGCCACCACCCGGTTGCCACCAATATTTCGGCTAATCGGCGGCGGTAGCCGCCACCGTAGGGTTTACCGGCCCGCTATCTAGCGGCGTAGGTGGCCCGTCTAATGCGGCCTCATAATCGGCTAGCGATAAATTGGCGTGTTCGTTTTTGGTGCGTTGCAACGCATACCACGTAAGCACCACCATGTCCACGGCCCGTAGGTCCGTAGATAGTTGTTGCATGGATCGTTTGGTGTGCCGTTCCCAATTGAGTACGTCAATAAAACGGGTTTCTACTTCCGTAGTGGTTCCCTTAATGGGTATCTGCCATTTAATAATCACGTCGCGCCGATCCTAATTGTTGGCTATCAGGTAGTTGCGGCGGCGTAGGTGCCACCGGTAAACGTCAATTGGACTTCGCCCAATTCGCCAAGGTTGGCGGCCAAAACGTCCATGGCCTCCAAATAAGTGTTGGTGAGCGAAAACTTGGGGTTGGTTGCGCCAACAATTGTACCGTCCACCGGTGTGCACTCAACATAGCATTGCGTACCCACAAGTGGCGCAAGCGTGGCGTACACCTCGCTACTTTCGTAAGACTGATTAAACGTAACAACAAATTGGTTGCTATTCATGCCGGCCTGATAGAACCGATCGCGGCTAGCCATACTCGAACTCTCCAACGCGTCGGCCTGACGTGTCAATACGGCACTTTTGGCAAACTCGGACAGATCAACCGACGATCCGGACGCGGCACCAATCTTTACTTCGGGTGCGGAATAGTAAACGGTCTGTGGCATTGGCATGGGTTAATCCTCGCTTTTCGTAGTTACTTTTTTAGCACGTTTTGGGGCCGGTTGCACGTCACCATTGGGGACAATTGCGCCGATTTCCAACAGATAATAAAAATCCTTTATGCCTATGTCGGCGGCCGGAATTAAATCGCCGGGTTGTTTGTCGGCAAATGCGTGGGTTACTCGGTACGTACTCATGGCCCAATTTTAGCCCCTATGGTCAATTCGTAACTTGCGTATTCTTGGGTGCCAATCGTGGTAACGGTTGGCCGCACGTCCGTTAAACCGATTTGTGCGCGGCGTACCAAATCGGCCAATTCCAATAGTTTGGCTAGGCATTGGTAATCGCCCGGGCCGGTGCCAATAATTTTGACGCTAAACGTCATGTCGAACACTAGGTTGCTATTCATGCGTATAACGGGTGCGTCCACTAACGCGCATGGCGGGTTTAGGTTGCGTGGATCGTCAAACACTTTTAGCCCGGTAATGGCTTGTAGTCGATCTACTACGTTGTCGTAACCCAACTTAAACGCGTTTACGGTGGCGGTCATTAGGCCACCGCCGGACGATTAACCCCTAATAGCCGCATGATTTGGCCCATACTGCCGCCGGTGGGTGTCCCGGTGGCCAACGGATCAAAACTTGCGTATTGGTCAATAGATCCACGTTCGCGGTACAGCGCGCCGCCGTACATAATGGTGCCTAGGCGTACGTCTTGGCTTGGCACCGTGGATAGCGACGCGTCAAAATAGCCGGCCTCTTGGCGTTTGCGGTAGGCGTAGGCGTTTGCGGCCGCTACGCAAATAGTCAATAGGTCATCATCACTTGACGGGGTAGTAACGGTGAACCCTAACCAATCCTCAACGTCCGCTTTTGTTATCCACGTGCAAGTAAGCGCGTACGTAATTGTGCCGGTTGCGGTGGTTCGCTCAATATCGCTACCGGTAAGCGCAAACAACACTTGGTTGGGCAGTAGCACCGCCGGGTTAAATTGCAAATCCCCGGCGGTGTTTACACCCGTAAATTCGTATTGCGGTAGATCTACCGCAACGTACGTTCCGTTAAAACCCGCTAACCCGCTAATTGTGAATTGTTGCCCGGTAACGATTTCGTTAGCCGTAAGTGTGGCAACAACCCCATAATTGGCGGTTAGTTGTTTTGAGGTAATCGAATAGGTGGCCATGCACCGGCCCTACCGATTAGGCCCAAGTGATTTTTTGCAACAAGGTTGCCTTGGGGATAAACGTTGCAAGGT